TTACTCTCTGATCAGTGCCTCGATGATCGGGCAGATCGTTCCGCCGTCTCCCGCATCACATTGCTGCACCAGTTCGCCTAACAGTTGCTGCATGACGACCAAGTCGGCCATCTTCTGCTCGATCAACGCGAGCTTGCGTGCAGCCCGTGCTCGCGTTACCACGTAACCGATATCGAAGCCTTGTACGTCAGCGAAACGACCGTCGGCGATTCCCAAGTGATCGAATAGCCCGCGGTGCGCAGGTCATCAAACGACACCTTACTGACCGGCTGCCCGTTGTTCGCGAGCTGGATAAAACCGCCCAGGAACTCTTCCTCAACACCATCCCGAAAGCGTTTACCACGCATGGTTGCGATCAGATGCATCGACAGCCCCTGGAACGGGTGTAGCTTCTGCTCAGGTCCCCGAGGCTTGGCCTCGATCACCGGAGCCGCTGGAACCGCTGGAGCCGCACCTACAGGCGCAGAATCGACACTCGCAGCCACCGGCTGAACCCTAGGCGGCAGCGCATGCTTCTTTTCCCGCGTGACGTTCCACGTCGACAGACAGATGACGATCAGGAAGCACAGCGCAGCACCTTTGAACGGCCAGCGCTTCCAGATCGGCACAATGTCATTAGCGGCCAGTTCCTGGCCTGCGGCCGAGGACCGCGTATGCGACTTCCAGAATCCGTAGAACTGTTTCTGATACTCCCGGATGCTTGTATTCACGACCTCGCCGCGCAGACCGTCCTGGACCTTGCGGATATAGCGATCATTGGTGCCGAAAGCCGTGGCCTTCTTACAGCGATACACGACCTGTACAAGATCACGAATTGCCCGGTTGATCTTGCCGTAACTCTGAGTGATCAACAGCACATCGGCCAGCTCGTGACGATGAAGCGAATACCACTCTTCAACCGGCACAGGCGTGCCGCGCACCGGTATCGAAAGGTGACATTCATCGATCACATACAGCGGCCCGAATCCCTCGTCAGGATGCCGCCAAGGGTCCGCATAATGATCAACCCGGCTAAACGGGCGTACTACCCTACTCTCTTCCTCCCCATTCTCATTGTCGAAGACCTCAACAGTAGAGTCCCGAAGTTCGATCAGATGCCAAGACTCCGGGAAAAACGCTTTGAACTTGTCCATGTCCAAAGCCAAGTTCGTGATGACCTTTCGCCCTTGATTCAACGCCGGAACAACATGATAAACAACAGCCTCATGAGACTTTCCGCCGCCAGGCTGGCCCAGGATCAAGTTAATCATTACGACCCCCAGCGGACAAACGGGATAGTTTGCAACAGGAATCGGACGACCAGAGCGCCGACAATAAGCGTTATAGCCTGAGGCACACCCACATAGCCCAGCATGTTGGCCGCCTCCGCTGGGATCATTGCATAATATGTTTGCGGATTGAATGGTATCGCGATTGCATCCAGTGCCGAGGCCGCAATAGAAAGCGTCTGCTCAAACACCCAGCAAACAACATCAGTAACCATATTCCACGCATCTTTGAATATCTGAGCGAATACCAGCAGCAGCCATTTTGCAAACCCGACAATCTTAGCAAGCAGCGCAGTAAAGAACTTAAAAACCCCAGCCATATCAACCTCCGAAAATCAGAGCGCGACACAAGAACAAGGCCGAAACCATAAGAATCGCCTTCACGAAATCAAGCACATAGCAGATAGACCCGAACTGCTGATAACCATAGTTCGCCCAGGAAGCAATATTCATATCCAACCCAAATGCCGGGCAACGCCCCGAAAACGACGGAATGAACCCCTGGAGAAACTTCATAAACTCCGTATCTTCAAATTCCGCGCGTTTGTCACGCCATACACCCTCAAGCCCGTCCTCGTATTTTTGCTCATAGAACGGCTTAACTTCTGGAAATTCGGAGTCCTCAAAACTACCACCCTCCTCCTCTTTCTCTTCGGGAGGAATTTCTGCTGTCACATCATCAGTGTCGGTCGTAGTCGTCTCCTCGGTTTTATCACCGTCTTTCGTGGTCGTAGTCGTAGTGGTTTCCGTATAGTCGATATAGTTATCGCCATACTTAATCTCATACTTGGTCTGCGTGTCCTTTGTCGTCGTACTGGTAGTGCCATCAGGATTCGTAGTTGTCGTCGTCGTCGACGTCTTGGGGCCGTTTACCGATGAAGGCCCGCTAAGATGCGTGGTTTCAGACATCTGGTCATAGCACGCAGCCGGATTCAAAGACCCCTCACAAGTCGCCGTTAACAAGTCCTTGAGCCAGTTCGGATCAACCACGCCAGACAGCGAATCAGTAATATCGTCATAATCCGGGTCAGTCAGCGACTCTATATGCTCGCCAGGCTTCCACAAGCTATCGCATTTGCCCGTAGCCAGATTAAACCAAACACCCGGATCACAACGCAGAACACTAATAACCGTATATGCCGAATAGCCATTCAGTTCTATTAAGCAGTCATTACCCTTAGTAATCTTGTACTCACACGCCTGTTCTCGCGTCAACCCATAGCGCGGCTCAAGTTTATTCGGACCAAATGAAATGCCATTCCTAAAATAATAAGTCCCCGCTACCGCGCCATTCGGCGCATCACTCACTTTCTTAACCGGTTTTCCATTCTCATCAATAAAGCCCCCGATACTATCAAGAGCCATTGACATTGCCGCAGTTGCAGCAATGCCAGCAATTCCACCCTTGAGCGACGAAACACTACCCTTAATCGTCCTTGGGATAGAGAAATCAATCGTCGGAATGATCTTTATCGGAACACCAGAAGCCCCGCCGCCAGATCGAGGAATGTATTCAACACCAGGCTGGCCAGGAATCTTTAAAGATGGACCGGAAACAGAAGGAGAGCCGCCACCGCGCGCAACAACACTTGCACTAGGCACGGTGACGCTCTTTCGAGTCGCGGAGTACGAAACTTCAGAGGAGAGAAAAAACGTGAACGCTAGAAACGCTGCCGCATACCGGCGATAAATGCCCATGCTGCCAATACCCCGCCATGGAAGACCAGGGCGTGAACTACCAGCGCAAGGTCCGCCGCTGTAAATGTAAGTTGAGAGGGTTCCATAAGATACAGGGGGCCTTTCAGCCCCCTGCCCTGGCCCTTAGGCCTTCTTAACGCCGCGCTTGCCCAGGTCGATCCCTTTGAACGCCATCGCAATGCCGATGATCGCAACACCAGCACTTACGACCCAGGTGGAAACGCTGGAAAAGTCTACCGCACCGAAAATGTCAGCCATGATTCACCTCTTTCATAGTTTGCGGATCGCACTTAGTACGATTCCTACTTTTAAACCCACGGCATATGCGGCAAAGGTCAAGATAAACCCGGAACCGTATACCGCCGTGAGACTTTCAAAAGTGACCGAACTTAAAAGTTGCATTGCCGCTTCCATTTTCGATCACCCCTGATTCTTAATAATTAGCCCGAATTACGACGCCGCCTGAGCAGCCGTTTTCGGCACCGGCTTAACGCCGCAAATACGGTTGCGCTGCATGTTCCGAGGGTCCGGCTCGAACTCGAAGTTCACAGACGACAGCGGTTCAACGCGCTGGAACTGGCTCACCGCTTCCGGCGAGATCGGCAAGTTCTGAGGCTCCAGGCCGAGGGCGAACTTGCGGTCAGGCCGAGTCGATTGCGTGGCATCGACGGCGAAGTGAACGACCGAAATGTCGTAGGCGTTACCGGTCTTTTTCGAAGTTCCGGCGTCGCGAGTCAGACCGAGATAGACGAAGGGCATTAGGGTTTCCTCTTGCGGATATACGGGCGATTTGTGCGCCCCTGGGAGTGCTGAGGGATTGCGCCCAGCAGCGGGTTTCTACGGGCCGTGACGAACGCACGGCGAACGGTTTGCGACTCAGCGCGGGTCGCGGATTCGGCGGCAAGCACGTGGCGCATAAGCCGGCTCAGCAGGTCCGGCGAGTCGATGCCGGCATCGAGCAGTTCCAGCTCCAGGGAGGACCGGAGCGACAGGTACGACTGGCGGTTGATCTCGATAGCCATCACGACCACCCGAACACGTCGCCCAGGAACGGCGTGCCCTTTTCGTTGGAGACAGTGGTCCAGACGCGCTCAGGCTTACCGCCCTGCTCTTTGTGCTGCTCCAGGGCCTGGAGCGTGGCCGCGACCTGTTGCTGCAACACGGACTGATTCACCGCCGCCCTCACCTGCTGGCGAAGCTGGATCGAACGGTACTGGCTAGCCGACAGGCCGTCGCCCTGGAAGCTGATCGTCCTCATGAGCGAGCCCACACGCCCAGGGCGTGAATCAGGGTGACGGCACCGGCGAGCAGCGCGAGAGATTCGAGAGTCGGGGCGAGCACGTCAGGCCACCAACCGCAGATGGCCGACAGGACGGTGATACCAGTCCGGAATCGGAAGGTCGTAGGTCTTCGTGACATCGCGAGCCTGACGCACGATGACGGGCGTGAAGCGGCTGGTATCGCAAGGGTTAGCGATGTCGATACCGATCTGGCGAAGACGTGCGCGATGCTTCTGGAGGGAACGATTATCCTTGTCGAAAGGCTGCCCGTTGCTCCAATTGATAGCGACCATCGCGGTCATGTTGGCCGCATAGGTGCTGGTAACAACACCCTCGGCAATCAGTTGCTGGGAAATGGTCGCAAGGTCCATGGCCGTTACCTTCAGTTTCTTGTCCACCGCCAGGAATTCATCGTGTATGTCGCGGAGACGGTTTTCGTTGAAAAGGCCCCAGTAGCGAAGACCCTCACGGCTCAGGAACTCTTGTTTCAGTTCCTGTTCTTGCCGCACAACGCCATGCTGGTTGCAGTACGAAATCAGCTGGTCCACGTAGGCCAGCTCTGGCGATTCATCGCCGAACATGCGCAGAACGCGCGGGCGAAGGTGCTCGCCCATTTCAAAGGCTTTGTCGTACGCCTTTCGATACTGGAGGCGGACACCACCTTTCCTTTTGCCGGCAGCAGTCCAATCAACGGTCCGGCCATTCGGATACAGGTAGCCAACGGAGTAGCCAATACGCTGGGTGGAGAGGCCACGCAGGTAGGCGAGCACGTTGCCCTCCCCTACGGAAACATTTGTCGTCAGGTCAATACGGTCGATAGCGCATCCATCAGCAACCCAATCACCAGGGCGAGCGCCGGAAGCCCCGTCGCGGAGATGGATTTCAGTACACCGGGTGAAAGCGGGAAGGCCGTACTCAGCCAGAAGCTGGTTGTAGACGGCGATGCACTGCTCGATGGTGACGTAGCCAAAAAGGTTGTCTTGACGGTCGATTCGACTGGGGTTTCCCTCAACACGAACCTTGCGACCCTGGACGCTAATCTTGATCGAAGTGGAGTAGCTACCCTCATGCTTGAACCACGGCTGACGGGTGCTCAGAACCTCATGAGTACTGGCATCGACTGTGAGCGTGAACACGTCGCACACGACCGGAAGGTCGTGAGGGTGCTCTTGTGAAACGCTAAGCCAGTCGATGAACATGAAAATCCCTGTCAATATCAACATTTCGGTAGTTGATTGGCAGGATTATGGACAAGGGTCATCACAAGAATCAAGGGGAAAATGAACAGGATTCTGGAACTGTACAAGTAGACAGTGCCTACGCTGCTCCCGTCATGAAAACACTCAAAGAGCGACAAATGACCCTTGCAGCAAACCTGAAAAAATTTCGGGCCGCCCGAGGCTTGACGCAACAGCAGGTATACGAGGCCGCAGGCGTGAGCAAGTCCAGCTATACGGGCTATGAAGCGGGCCATGGAATGCCATCCGCAGACAAAGCCCTGGCCATGGCAAAGGTGCTGGGCGTAACCACAGACGAACTCTTGATGGACGAGAGCGAACTACTGATATCTGACGACATGCGTCCGATATTGCGGAGATTCGAAGCCCTGCCGGTAGAGATCAGGAATCAAGCACGGATAGCACTGAAAGGAGTGCTATTCGGGTACGAGCAAGAAGCACTTCGTTAGCCCGACCACCGCACGATCGTGCGGTAAAGTGGGGGTGTAACAGCACCCCCACCCCTTCCGGCGTCATTCCCGTGACGCATCACGCGAATTCAGCACAGTCAAAAACCAAAGCCAGCGAGCCTGGAAGGCCCTACGAGAACTCGCCGGGCAAAACGGCTGAACATTCCTCGGAGATCTGCCAACACGGCATACGCGCGTACATCGTGCCCTCTGCTGCGCCGCGACGCGCGCAATAGGGGTAATCATGGCGCGGGGTTGGGCTTGAGCCGAGAACGCCCCGCCGTTTCGCGGGCTCAGCAAGCGGAGCGCTCGCTAGGCATCGTGGGCAATAATGTCCTGCGGAAATATTCGTGACGCAAGCGGTTCGTCACATTAAATACCGACGAACGGTCGCTATTTATCGTGATTCGTCACGCTAATTCGTGTATTTATCGTGACGCGTCACGTATAATTAACCCATGCCAGCCAGCATGGAGACGCAACCATGATCGACCCAGCAGACAAGCAAACCCAAGCCCTCCCCCTGGAGCAGCCGAAGCGCGGGCGCGGTCGGCCAGCCACCGGCAAAGCCCTGTCCGATGCAGAGCGGGCGCGGCGCTACCGGGCGAACAAGAAAAAGCGTGACGATCAACCGTCACGAAAAGACAACGAGGACGGGAAAGAAGCGCTGTACCGGAGAACAGTGATCCAGCAAGCTGAGCAAATACGGGCGCTTGAACAGCAACTGGTGCAGCAGCGCGAGGAATACAACGACCTGGTGCACAAGCTCATGACTGAACGCGACCAGCTCAAGCGCGACTTGGCTGCCAAGCCAAGGCGTCACCGCGATCAACCTGCCGCCGAACTGCCAGAGAGCGCCTACGAGGACGAACCCGAGGCGAAGACCTGGACGCTCCAGGGACGCAGCGGAAGCGGCAAGTGGCAGAACCTGGCCGCAGGCCTGGACCGCAAAGAAGCCAGCCGGCAACTGGATCGAGTGATCGACAACAAGATCCTAGGCGCTACGAAAGGCCGCCAATACCGCATCGTCGAAGAATAAGCGTGACGTTACGCAAATAAAGGGTCGCATCGCATAATGGGGATTACGTGTAAATGCTTGACCGGACTGCAATTTTCCGGTCTGCGCATTCTCCCGTCGGTCGGGCTTCGCCTAACGTAATCCCGTCCACATTATGCGAAGCCAGGGATACGAACCCCCGAGCCATCGACGCCGAAATCGACGCTGACAACGGGCGAAGATATCCAGGCCTGGAGCCTTTGGGCTGTCCCTGGAGAGACCGTCAAAGGGGTTAATCGAGAACGCAGGCACCGCCGGGAATCGGGTCCCTCCCGCAAGCGGGGTCCGCGCGTCCGCACCACAAAGCCAAACATCCCTGCGATGATCGACCTCTGGGCGTTTGGTCGTGAGCCCGCCACCCTCGCGCTACGCTTTGCGCAGGCGTCGAAGGCGATCAGGTGCGCCCATCGATTCCGTCGAGCACCATCGCTGCGAGTTCATCGCTGGTGTGTGCACCACTATCGAGAACACGGGTTGTGCATGGAAGCCGTTCCCTTGCGGCCAAGCATCGGGCGACATTCGCTAATCGCCACTCTCGAATCTCCGCATTTCGATTCGGGTCAGGATGCATGGTCTGGTTCGCGATCCGGTGACGCAATAGGTCCTCGTTGAGCGTCAGAAAGATGTGCAGCAGCTGATCGTCGATCCGCCTTACCCCGTCGAGTATCTCAGTCAGATAGTCCGGGTGCACGAGCGTCATTGGGATGATGATGTCCTGCGAGTAATTCCTTCGAATCTCCCTGACCGCCGCGATCGTAAGTCCCCTCCACAAGGGGAGATCCTGATAGTCTCCGCTCGCTGGCATGGGGACCGTTTCTTTCACCACGAACCCGATTTCCTCGGGGTCAAAGATCAGCGATTTGGAACGCCGATCGCGCAGCCGCTTAGCGAGCGTCGTCTTTCCGGCGCCGAAAGGTCCGTTGATCCAGATTATCAT